CAAGCGGATCGGGCTGCGTGACGCGGGCGGCTACGTTACGCGGTGGGACTTCATGCCCATCGTCAACGGCGTGCGAGGCGACAACGTGGTGTGCGAGTACCACACGTACACGATCCCCAGCCCTGGCGCCGCGCCCATCAAGCGCGACGTGGAGATCGAGTGGCTGCGCCGGGACGGCGTCGGCCACCCCGATAGAAAGATCATGGAGAAGTGGTACGACACCCCCGAAAGCATCGCGAAGGAGGGCAAGACCCGTCGCGGGAAGCTGGTGGAGGAAGCTCAGGGCTTGATTTACGGGTGGCTCCTGGGCAACGGCTTCACCTCCGAGGATGGTAAGGACTTTGTGACCAGCATCTCGGAGCATGTCTCCAACTACGTCGAGTACAGCGACACGGGGGTCCTCGCCGCGATCCAAGCGGCCGACGCCCAGACATTCCCTTGGCTCGATCAGGCCGGCGCCTTCTCGGAGAGCCTCGCCACGCCCGTCCGCGACGGACAACCGCCCTCTACCACCCTCGTCACCCCGCGAGAGTTCCTCACGGGCATTCTCGACATCTATGCCGCCAGCCCATAGGCCCGACCCATGCCCCTGATCCCCACGACCCCCGAAACCCGTCTGATCCCCGGTCCCGCCGAAGAGCGCGCGCTCGATAGGATGCACCTACACTCCTTCCGCTTCGTGCAGGACGTGAACGCTCCGCATCACGCATACGTCGAGGTCGAATGGCGCATCGGCTACGACCATCCAACCGACACGATCACTGACGCCGCTGGTACTCGGCCCCGCTTCCAAGAAGTCGAACGCAAGAGAGTCCGGCTTGCTGGCGCCGCGGTGATGGCTGCTGTCGCCGCCACTCCGCAAGGGGCTTCCGTTTTCGATGCGACTAGGAACGCTGTCTGGTCACTGCTGATCGCTGGCGGGCACGTCGATGGCACTGTTCAATAGGCGGACGATCAACCGTCCGCTAAACTCAACCCCTTAGCTCCAAGGAGAGACACCATGTCCGATCAGTTCCCACTCAAGTCCGACGCCTTCACCGGCGGGGGTCGCCTCACCGCGCAACAGCGCAGCGAAGGCGGCGACGCTGCCCCTCTCTTCGAGCTGCTCAACGAGGCCGCTCTCGGCGTGTCGGGTGACCTGGCTGTCGCCCCCGGTGCCGCGGCTGTCGACCTGTCCGCTCTCACCACCGAGCAGCTCGCCCCGCTGAATGGGGGCGTCACTCGACTCTCGGGTGCCGCCGCCGACGTGACGCTGCCCGAGATCGCCAACGCGCCCGAAGGTTGGAGCCATACCTTCATCGCAGTTGACGGCACCGCGAGCACGCAGACCATCTCGCCCTCGGGTGCCGACACCATGAACGGCGCCGCGTCGGTCGACTTCAGCTACGACCACCAGGCAATTAAGGTCTACCGCCCCGGCACCGGCGCGGACTGGCTCGTCTCGGCCTAGCTGCAAGACACCCGCTCAACCGCGCGCCGGCTGAGCGGGCTACACTGATCGCTCATGAGCACCGCCGAGAACACGATGCCCGAGACCGACGGGGTCTCCACTGCCGAAGCAGAGCGGCAGGTCGCTATCAAGGCGCGCTTCATCGGCACGGGCCGCGATGGCTCCGAGACGACGAATGTCTTGGAGACTCCCGACGAGCAGCGCTCGCTCTACCAAAAGGCGGGCGCGATCATGCCTCCGCTCGATCCGGTTTCGCTGGCGCATCTCTTCGAGATGTCTGGCGCACTCCGATCGAACATCGATGCCTATTCGGTGAACATCGACTCCTTCGGTCATCGCTTCGAGCCGGTGATCGACCTCGATGCCGAGGACGCCTTCGACAAGGTGAAGCTGGCGATGGTTCAGGAGCAGATGCTCGGTCTCGATCCGAACGGGGCGGACCTCACCGACGAGGGTGTCGAGAAGCTCCTTCGCCTGGTCACGAGCAAGGCGGTCAGCGGCTACGCACACGGCGACCGCATCGATGACCCCGGCGTTCTGCCCGAGCCAAGCGACGCGGAGGTCGAGGCTAGGATCATCTCACTCCGCCGTGAGATGATCCGCGAGCGGTTGGCCGTCGAGAAGTTCTTTGCCTTCTGTACGGTCGACCAGAGCTTCGAGGCGCTGCGCGTGAAGACCCGGCAGGATCTCGAAGCGACGGGCAACGCGTATTGGGAAGTGCTGCGCAACAAGGCGAACGAGATCGTGCAGTTCAACCACGCGCCGGGCTTCTCGGTTCGCCTCATGCCGTGCGAGGCCGTACCGCAAAAGGTCGAGATGGATGTTCGCGCCACGCTGATCACTCCCTCGACGGAGCCGGTCTTCAAGCGCTTCCGCAAGTACGTCCAGGTCGCCCACGGGGCGATCCGTGGCAACACCCTCGTCTGGTTCAAAGAGTTCGGCGACCCTCGCATCTACTCGCACTTGACCGGGCGCGAGTACCCGACGATCGAGAAGCTGAAGAAGGAAGAGCCCGAGGCCGAGCCCGCGACCGAGCTGATCCACTTCAAGATCCACAACTCGCGGTCGGTCTACGGGATGCCGCGGTGGGTTTCCGAGATGCTCGCGGTCATCGGCAGTCGGCACGCCGACGAGATCAACCTCGCATACTTCGAGAACAAGAGCGTGCCGCCGATGGCGATCCTCGTCTCGGGTGGGCGCCTCGTGAAAGAGGACGTGACGAGGCTGGAGAACTACGTCAAGAACGAGATCCGCGGGAAGCGGAACTTCCACAAGATCATGATTCTCCAAGCCGAGTCCGCCGAGCACGGCACGCCCGGCTTGTCGTCGGGGCGGACGAAGATCGAGCTGAAGCCGCTCACCGACGCGCAGAACGATGACGCGCAGTTCATGCAGTACAAGGAGAAGAACACCGACGCGATCGGCATGGTGTTCCGCCTCCCTCGGCTACTCCGCGGTGACGCGCGAGACTTCAACCGCGCCACGGCACAGACCTCGCTTGAGTTCACAGAGCAGCAGGTCTTCGCACCGCTCCGAAAGGAGTTCGACTACTTCGTCAATCGCTGCCTCATGCCCGTGCTCGGCGTGAACTACTGGCGCTTCGTCTCGAAGGGGCCCGACTTCAGTGATCCGAAGGCGATGCTCGAAGCGGTGAACGAGGCGTCGAAAGCCGGCTACCTCACGCCCGAAGAGCTGCGCCCGCTTGCGGGCCGAGGCTTCGGGATCGACTTTCCGAAGCTCGATCAAGACTGGGTCACGCGACCGCTGCCCCTCACTCTCGGCGGCATCACGACGGGTCAGGCTTCGGCGACGGATGCAAGTGCGAGCAAGGAACCCGGAGAGCGATCGGCGAACCCGACCGCAGGCACCGAGCCCGCTCCGACCGATTCCGAGGACGAGCTTCGCAAAGAAGCCGATCGCCTCGTTCGGTTGAGCAAGGAGTTCGCCCGCCGGGAATGGGAGGCCATCATCGATGCACGCGACGACACCGAGTGAGTGCGGGTGCGGTCACGACTGGGCCGAGGCAAGGCGAGCCGCACAGCGATTGCTGAAAGCGTACCCGGTCCACCTACGCAAAGCCCTGAACCCGCTCGACGACGATGACTTCCTGCTCATCGTGCAGCAGCTCACCGACGAGCTGACTGCGATCACGGGTCCGGTCGAGAGGGCCGCCATCGAAGCCGCGCTCGCGGCTCTTGACGTGGACTACGCCACGCTCACCGCGGCCGAGCTATCGCAGATCTCCCGCGCGGCGAACCTCGCGTTGAAGGACATACCCGCGAAGGTGCTGCCGCAGATCACCGGCACGATCAACATGAGCCTCACCGACACGGTCGGGAAGACGAAGGTCTCCGCGTCGGCTACCTACGGCTGGGCGATCAACACGGCCTTCGACGCGGTGGATCAGAACATGGTCAACGCGATGTCGCGGCTCGGCTCATGGGTGCTCGACGAGTACGGCAACCGAGCCGCGATGTTCACGAGCGGAGCGCAGCGGATCATTCAACAGGGCCTCGCCGATGGCCTTCGGAACAAGGACATCGCGCGCGACCTGAAAGCCCTCGGCGATCGGACGACCGGGGCCCGATCGCTGCGGTACTGGAACCTCGTCGCCACGAACGCGAGCAACCGAGCCCGCGGCTTCGGCCACCTTCGATCAATGGACGACGCGGGGGTTCAGAACTACGTCTATTCCGCGATCTTGGACGAACGGACCAGCCTTCAGTGCCGCGCGCTCGACGGAACGGTGTTCCCGGTATCGACTGGGCTCAAGGCATACAGCGATCTCGAACTCGCAACGCAGGGCGACCCGCAGGCGGTCGAGAAGTTCATGCCCTTCGTCAAGCAGCGATCCCTCGGCGGAGGGAACTATGAGCTGTTCGTCGAGCCGCCTGGCTCCGCGCGTACCGTAATCGCCGAGGCCATCGGCTCCGCCGTGGGGCTCGCGGATGTTCGTGGTACGTTCCAGAACGTGCTGACGCCGGGCCAGCTTGCCGCCGCGGGGGTCACTGTACCGCCGATCCACCATGCTTGCCGCTCGACGATCTTGCCGGAGATCTGACTCATGAGTGACCTGCTCGAATGCTTGGACATCAAGGCGCGTGCGCTTGCCGTCGACGCGATTACGGCTGCGATCGAGACCTCGTTCCGCGAGCGTCCGTGTCGCCAGACACAGGCCGAGATCAAGGCCCGCTTCGACCACTGCCTCGGCTTCATCCGCGTCATGCGGAACGATCTCGGCTGGTCGTGGCAGCGAATCACCGATACCCTGCCCGAAGCACTGCGAGCGAAGCTCGATGGTGTCGACTGGACCCCGTCTTCCCGGTCCTCGTGGTCGTCTGATCCGAGCACTGGCTTGCTACTCCCGCCCTCTGCAAAGTAGGCTGATCACAAGGAGCCCGACATGCCCAACCTGAACGAAACCCTCGAAGCCATCGGCACGGAGCTTGCGGGGCTCCTTGCGACCGACTCCACTCCCGCCACCGTCGAGATGACGCTCGACGACTTCGTGTCGTACTGCAAGCAGCAGATCGATCTCGCCAAGGCCGACGCCAACCCGGCGGATCGTGTGAAGCACATTCACGAGATCGTCTCGCTCGCCAAGGCATATTCGTGGGAGGACGGCGGCACCATGAACGTGCCGGTCTTCACCGGGCCCGAGAGCGAGCCCGCGCAGTCGGCCGCGGCCGAGAAGATCGCCGAGCATCCTGGCATGGGGCTCGGTGTTCCCGGCCCGCAAGCGACCCCCGCTGACGGTGCCTTCGAGCAGCCCGGCGGAGTGGCCGGACCGAGCGGTAACACGGTGCGCCCCGCCGCGAGTCACATGCCGCCTGCGTTCCCGCAGTCGGAGCCGGCCGCGAGTGCCGAGGGCTTCATGGCCAAGGCCGCCTCGGTTCTCGCCAAGGCCGAGAACGGTGACGCACTGCTTGCCGAGCTGAAGGGGATGCTCAATGCCGAGGCTCAGCCCGGTGACGAGAAGGCTTCGCATGACGACGTGAAGAAGGACGATGGCTGGCCGCTCGACCTCTCGACCCCGCACTTCCTCGAAGACAAGCCCGCGGTCAGTGACGAAGATGACTTCGGCACCGACCCATCGAACCTCGGTCGCGGCAAGCTCGTCGGATAAGTCGATGCGAGCACGGGTCCGCAAAGACGCGACTCTGCCCACGGTACGGAAGGCTGCGCCGACCGTACCGTGGTCCGTTCGCGTTGCAGGCACACTACCTCGCGGTGCTCGTGTGTCGAACCCTCTGCTTGGCGAAGAGCCAGCGGGTACGGTCGCGGTCTTCGATCTCGGGATGCCGCACGATCTGGAGATCTTCGCCAAGGCCGAAGAGGCGGACGCGGCGCTCTTCGTGGACGCGGAGCCGTGGGCTGATCACTTGCTCGACCGAGGCTTCGCACTCTTCACGGTTGAAGGGGACGACACTGTGCTCGCGGCGAACTTCAAGTTGCCCGAGGCGCCATGGCTCTCGATCACGAAGGCCGCGAAGTACGATCACATCGACTTCAGGCCGCCGCAGGGTGTCGCCAACGCGGCTGCGAAGGGGCTGGAGTACCGCAAGAAGGCGGGCGGCAAGGGCGGGCTCTCGACAAGTGAAGCCGCAGAGCAGGGTGTCGGCAGCGGCGTCGCGCGGGCGGCCTCGCTGAAGAACCGGCAGAACCAGTCACCCGATACCGTGCGTCGGATGAAGGCATTTTTCGATCGGCATGAGGGCAACAAAGGGGTCGACCCGAAGTACAAGGGCGAGCCGTGGAAGGACCGCGGGCACGTCGCTTGGCTTTTGTGGGGCGGTGATCCGGGTCGATCGTGGGCGAACAAGATCGTCGGGCAGATGAACGCGGCCGACGAGAAAGCCGAGAAGGGTCTCAAGGTCGAGGTCGAGGTCGAGATCTGCGGGGACGATGAGCCCGAGATGGCCCCGGTGCTGAAGCCCTTTGCCGGCTTCGAGAACTTCGACGCGTGCGTCTTGGCGCAGACCGAGGCCGGGCATTCCGAAGAGACCGCGCGGGCGATCTGCGGCGCACTGCAAGCCGAGGCCGAGAAGAAGGGCGAGCTGTCCATCGGGCCCGGTGACCCCGGCTATCTTCAGCCGGAGCAGGGCAACCGATACCGGCGGGTCCGAACAAAAGACGCCTTGATCATCGGCGGGATCGGCCTACTCACGAAGAGTGCGGTCGAGATCGAGAAGCAGCCCGAGGAAGGCGAAGACGAGCGCTACATTCTCGGCGTGGTCCTCGAACCCGATGAGGTCGACTCGCAGGGTGATACCATCTCCGCCGAAGAGATCCGCCGCGCGGCGCATGGCTACATGGAGAAGTTCGGCAACGTGGGTCTTCAGCACCAGACCTTCGTGAACGACAAGATCAAGATCCTCGAAACGTACCTTGCCCCGGTCGACTTCCAGATCGGCGACGAGACCGTGAAGGCGGGGACGTGGCTCATGGCGTTTCGCATCCTCGACGACTCGATCTGGAAAGCGGTCAAGGAAGGTCTGCTCACCGGCCTGTCTATCGGGGGCACCGGCCTCCGCCTTGCGCTTGCTTGACTCTGACTCGATCCACCGATCAAACTGTACGCACCGATGCCCAACGAGAAGCGCTACCAGCTCGAAGATCTCGAAGTACGCGAGGTCAGTGTCGTCGACCGCGGCGCGAACAAGCGGAACCTGCTCGTGGTCAAGAATCAAGACGGAGATCCAACCATGCCCAAGGACGCGACCGCTCCCGCCGAGCAGACTCCCGATCCGATCGTTCAAGCGCAAGCGGACAAGGCCACGTCCGACACCGATCTGATCGTCTCTCTTCCCGAGCCCGTGCGCGATGCGATCGCCAAGGTGCTCGGCGACATCGGCGGGCGTGTCGGTGCGCTTGGCGAAGCGGTGAAGGCCGCATCGCCCGGCGAGGGTGGTGTCTCCGAGAAGTTCAAAGGCGAAGTGCTCGCGCTCTCGTCGGCACTCCGCCGCATGGTCGGCGCAGAGAAGACCGACGACATCGCCGAGATCGAGAAGACCATTCTCGCCGAGGCGTACCCGGCCGCCATGCAGCAGGGCTACATGATGGGGCAGGAGGCACCCGAGTACGTCATGACCGACTCGGGACTCATGATGAAGATGCCCGCGGCCGCGATGAAGCAGATGGCGGCCAAGTACGCCATGGAGAAGCTATATGACGCCGAGGACGCGTTGTTCGCTGGCGACTATGGCAAGGTCTGCGTTTGCGTGTACGTCTGCCTGAAGGCGCTCGGTCCGTTCCTTCCCGACGATGGCGGGATGCCGCAGCAGATGGCCTACGCGATGAAGGCGATCAGCCTCTCGGACGAAGAGTTCGCCAAACAGTACGCCTTCAACCAGCCGCAACCGAGCGTGGCCGCCGGTGTCCCCGATTCGCATCCGCCCG